TAAAAGTAGGGAACAGCCACCCAGTATGATTGCAGATGTTGTGGTACAAAATGGATAAGGTGGAGTATTCAAGTCTGTTATAGTAATTGGTTCTAATAGAATTTTTGTTGATGTTGTCCCAGTAGTAGTGAGTGAATCGTGCATGATACCAAGAAAATCAGTATTATTAGTCATTGTTTTTGATGTCCCTCCTTATATAATATTTACCAAAAAATGATGCAAAAGATGTCGCCCATTTCTGTTTTCTCTCTTGTGGAGATGATGGTGTTTTCATCTTTTTTGAACATTCATACATAGTAAGTGCTTTTCTTTTCTTCTTATATACTTTTGGTGTTTTTGTTGTGTTTGTGTTTTCTTCAGAAACAACATTATTTTGTTCTTCTTCTTCTATTACTTTTTTCTTTTTCTTTTGTGGATATGTTATTGATCGTATTAATAATTTCTGTCTTGATTTTAGTAAATTATTAGTTTTGATAATAATTCTCCTAGATTGAGTGAATAATTGCACCAACTCCAATTCCAGCCAGTACCATCAAAATTGCGATAATGATTGCAATGAATGTCGCCCATCCCGTTTCAATATACATTATTACGAAATAGAACCGAGAGTGGTGTCTGCATCAGTCGCACCATTGTTGTATTTTGTTGATGTTCTCATGGATGTATGTTCAGATGAACGTCCCGCATCTGTTGATGAAGCACCAGATGTATTGAGATGAATATTTGCACCCGTTACTTCTACGTTTGCGGATCCCTCTATATACGTCTTTCCAGTTGATTTTAGATCAATCATCCCTCCAGCGACCATTCCAATATTACCAGAAACATCCAAATAATAGTTGCCTGTGATATTTGTTGACATATCACCATTCGATAATGTAACATTCATGGAGCCCGAATCAACTTCTATCTTGGAATTACCAGTTCCCTGATGAAATTTAACATCTCCCTTTTTCAATACTGTCTCAATATGTCCGTCATCTACTCGTAAATTAACATTTCCCTTCTTTACTTGTGTATGTATGTCTCCCTCGACTACTGTATTCGATATGTGTCCCAGATCAAGTGATGTATAGATATTTCCATTTTCCAAGTGAGTGTTGATGTCTCCCTCGGTTATCTTTGCATTGATGTTTCCCTTGATTAATTGTAGATTGATATTGGAACCCTGGGCTATCTCTATATCCAGGTCATTTTCGAGTATATCATCTCCCAGTTTGGATCGTTCATACTGGGCATTATTGATTCGTAGTTTTAATCCACGGTCGACCGTGATTTGTGCATCTCCCGCAATTCGTATATTATTGTCTTCACAATATATAGTGTAGTTTGTTCCAACAATCTTTCTTACTACTGTCCCGTCCGGATGAATTTCTTCAAATGTTCCAGACCGATGGTATTGGTGTATTCTTTCTGATCCCTTTGTATCATCATATTCGACAATATGACCGGATTCTGATTCATATACATGATTATATGGATAAACTGCATTATAGGGTGTATTGGGCTCGTCCCAATCAAGTCCAGTTTTTGATTCTATTGCAGATGATGATAATGACCCGGATGAATGTGGAAATACTCCACCCCCACCGATATTTGGTTCTTGTAGTTTTGTCTCGGTGATGATTGTACCAGAAACATCACTATCAGTTGTAGATTCACAACGATTGGATGGTTCTGATTCTGATTTACACGTTAAATCTCTTCCCTTTCCCTCTACTTTATCTCTTTTCTTTACTGTCCCGGACCCGGCAATTTCTGTTTGAGATTCATGGTCTGATTCTGCGGTTTGATTTGCTTTCTGAACATTATCTTTCTTTATGTCTGCAATAGTCTTATTTTCATTTCTTGTAAGTCTATTGGTATCCGCCTCATTCTCTTTGGCCTCTCCATCCGTTGTTGATGTCGCAGTTGCAATGACTCCCTTTTTCGGATCATCTTTAAATCGTTTTGGAAAGTTTGTTGCATTTTCTTCTTCTTTTATATAATCATCTTCTTGTGTTGCATTATGATGTGGCCCCTTCACTTTACCAGACATTGATGTATTCTTATATGTGGTAACTCGTATTGGAGCCGTCTTTAGTGTCTGAGTTCCCTTGTTATCTTTATTTCCAGATTCTGCTTTATCTTCACTGCGTGGATCATGGAAGCCTTTATCTAAATCATAACCATCTAATGCTTCCCATCCAGACGCTTGTGGTATTCCACCCATTGTCCCCATCATAATTGGTTGTTGGGCCTCTTTACCATCTCTAAAGAATCCAACTACCCATGTCCCTTCTACTGGGCCCGTTGGAGTTGATCCGATTCCATTCATTGCAGCCGATGTGATTGGTTGCATTGGATGAGCCCAAGGAAGATCATTTGTATATACACCAGAATGCTCTACATTCTTATCATGTCCATGATAACCAACAATGCGTACTTTACATCGTCCGAGAAATAGTGGATCATTTCTATCTTCTACTACACCCATCCACCATACAAACTCACCAAAATAATTTGGAAATTTAAATGTTTTTTCCATTATGCTCTTAATTCTCCCTTTGCGTTCACTTTAGTATATGATTTTTTCCATGAATCTTTTCTTAAATCTAATGTCATTTCATGGTCTCGGAGTGAAAATTTATGATGAATAGCCGTTATTAAAAACTTACCAGAATATAATTCATCAATGGGTTTTGTTACAGTTGTATGTAAAATTTGTTCTGGTGAAGGGACATTAAGTGTAACCAACATTCCAACATATAACTCAAATCGTCCTAATATAGTAATTGAAATTTGATAATTTTGTAATCGTTGTATTATGGATTGACGATTCATTTTTAATTTTTCTGGAAATAAATTTGCTTCAACTTCATCATCATAAAGTTTTGTATGTTTACTCTCTACCCATATGCGATTTTCGTATGTTGAAAAATCTGTATATGAAAACGGACCACTATCAGTTGACATTTCTTTATTTAATTTTTTAAGTGATGTAGGTAATTCTTTTTCTAAATGTTCCATATCTTCCCATTCAGAATAATAATCCCATCTATATGTCGGTTCATCTTCATCAATTAAACCACCGAGTTGTTTTGTTCGTATATCATGTGTTATCATTTTTGAACCGTACATTCCCCGACCAACATTATTTAATTTATTAAAATTTGAATCTATGGCCCATCCGACAGTTGCATAAAATGGTCTTTGTGGTTTTTTATCTTCAAAACCCTCTCTCGGAGCTCCACCTGCAGCTTCAACAGTAAGTAATACTGGAGATGATATATCTCTATATAATTCTTCAATACTTCTCAAATTAAAATGAGGAGAAGAAAAATCTTTTCCGACAAGTCCAAGGGTTTCATAAAATAAAAAATCTGCATGATCGAACTGATTTAATATTTTAGCTGTAATCCACTTAATCGCTTCATGCGGATACCAATTTGGAATGATACAGTTAATTAATTGTCCTTCTTTTCCTTTATCAAAGATAAATTCTGATCCTGCTACTTGAACATTTGGTAAATAATTATCAAGAATGCTTTTAATTATATTGGCTCCAGAATCATTATATCGTTTAAAAATTCTTTTTACTCTATTCAAACCCATCCAAGAAGAAACAAAATTTAATAAAAATACTTGTTGATTTGTAGACACATGCTGTTGTACTGTAATTGAATTAATTGTAAAATAGGCATCAATTCTGGTATCTTTTTTTCCTTCAGGAGTATGATGATTAACAATTGCCAAATGCAGTATCTCATCTCCACCAATAGGTCCGCGCATCGGGAGATTTACAGCATCATTTAGTAATAATGTTCCAGTTACTCCATTCGGAGAAAATAAATCTTCATATAAATGCAATTCAAGCATTTGACTTAAAAGATCAATAGTCCCTTCATCATTTATCAAAGCTATTGTACTTATATCATAATCATGTGTTGGTGAATTATCTCTTGGCATAAACTATTTTCCTATTTCAGTTATAAATTCATCAACAAATTGACCTAAGTATCGTGGTTTTAATATATCAATTTCTCGTCTTTTTTCGTTTATTGATTCTTCATATGTTCGATTGGAAACCGCTGTGGCGCCAGACGCAGTTGACATGACTTCAAAACCTTCTGAATCTTCATAATGATGTATCGCATCAGCATTGTGTGTAGCTGAATGTGTATCTTCCATAATTATTTTATCATTGGTTTCATAACAAAGATTGAATCCATCTTCCATTATAGTTCTATTGCCACGATATTTCTTTTCAACCCATCGTCTAAAAGTTGTATTATCTAATAACCAATCATATCGTGGATTTACAAGATTATTAATTAACATAACTACCCAATGAAAATCTGGTGAACCATATACTTTTTCAGAAACTATTTCAAGTGTGTCATGTTCTTTTACAAAGTATGTATCATAAAATAAAATATTACTTTGTACTTTTGAAAGTACACGCATACGTTTCAAAACATTGACAACTTTTGTTTTTACTGTACCATCATCTGTAAATTGATAATCTGTTGTTGGAAAGTGTACGAAGTATGACATTATAATCCTTTTCCTCCTATACCCTCTCTTGTTACTAATTGAGTTTCAGTAAAACCCATTTTAAGAATAACATCTGAGGGTGCTCCATCTCTAAATGCAGCCCAGACTCCGGCCTTGCCACCGTAATCAACATTTATGGCAGTACAAACACACGAACCAATACGAGGCAAGTATGTATTATCTCCACCTTGATGTTTAAAATTAATCTCCCATCCACCGGGATATTGCATAAAGTTTTTTCCATCGGTTCCTTTAAATGAGGGTGCAGCACCATATTTAAGTTCTTTGATAAGTTCAACAAGTTTTTGTGATTCGTCATGTGATTTTGGTGCAAATTCCCATTGAAAATTAAATGAACGAAATTGAGGACCATCATATAATACTTCTAAATGTGGATTTAATTTTCGTCTTTGAGATTTTTCTAAAAAACTTTGTGCATTAACTCCAGTTAGGGAAATACCAGATTCTGTTGCTTTTCTTTTCGCACTATCAAAACTCTGTCCAAATATTCCCTTCATTCCTTCAAAGAAATTTGTTAAATCACCTGATAATAATTGTTCAGTAGGTTTTCCGCCACCACTAAAAGTACCCATTGAAGTATTTGCCCAAGCTTGATCCATTGGAAATGTTACTGCATTAGGCATTGGTAAATAAAAAGCCGTATGGAAACTTGGAAATTCTTGTTCACCTACTTTAGTTATTGTACGTTGTGTTTGTGTTAATTGAATATACTCAAAACCTTGATCTTTATTTGCTTCAAATCCTAAATCTGGTGGATATATAAACTGACCGCCTGGTTGACGAGGACCGACAAAACTTTGTTTTTCTCGTTCTTCTTTAATTTCTTTGGAAGCGGCTATACCCTTTTCATCTCTTACTAGAGAGTCTTTTTCAACTTGGGTAGCAGTTGCATGATTAAAACTTCCGCTCGTTTCTTTTAAAAAACTAAATTCTACCATTACTCATTTTCCTTCCAGATAAAATCGTAATTATGTGTTCAATATTATTTATACGGTTATAAATACTAATATGGCATACAAAGGCAAATATCAAGTTATAAATATAAAAAAGTACTCAGGTGATTATACAAATGTCATATATCGTTCTCTTTGGGAACGAAAATACATGAGTCATTTGGATACTCAATCAAATGTGCTAAAATGGGCATCAGAACCATTTTGGATACAGTATTTTTCAGAAGTGCATAATAAATATAAGAGATACTATCCAGACTTTTGGGTGCGTGTCAAAACATCAAATGGCATCAAAGAGTTTATTATTGAGATTAAACCACACAAAGAAACAGTCGCACCAAAAGAAGTAACAGATAAACGAAAACAAAGACGATATTTGAGAGAAGTATCTGTATATGTAGTCAATCAGAATAAGTGGAAAGCAGCACGAAAGTATGCAGCTCGTAATAATATGGTATTTAAAGTAGTCACAGAAAAACAACTAGGATTAGACAGAAATGGCAAAACCAGATCCGTTCAGACAAGTAATAGACAAAGCAGTAGAACTCGGTAAAGATACTACATCCAAAGCCGGCAAAGTGTGGATGCAAAGACAAATTAAGAAACTTGTCAAAACACCGAGGAATGTACTAAGATTAAAAGATAGAATGGAATCTACAATTCGTCCTGGAATGATGTATCTCTTTAAGTATAATCCATTGACAAAAGATAAATTGCCTTACTATGACATTTATCCATTAGTGTTTCCAATTAAAAAAAGTAAAGGTGGATTTCTTGGATTGAATCTTCATTATCTTTCACCGAAGCTGCGTGGTATATTTCTTACAAAGTTATTAAGAAAAGTTAGTAATGAGAAGTTTGATGAAACAACTAAATTACGAATTAGTTATAATATGTTAAAAGGGTCTGCGACATACAAAGAATTTAGACCATGTATAAAATTATACTTGAATAATAGAATACAAACAAAATTTTTAAAGATAGATTCAGCTGAATGGGAGATGGCGGCAATACTTCCATTAGATTCTTTTCAGAAGAAAAGTAGTTCTTCTGTATGGTCACGTTCTGTCGGAATAATTAAAGGAGCTTAACAATGCCTATAAGAGTAACACCACCTCATCTTTCTGCACGAATTGGTGCAAATGTAAAAAGTTTAGATGTATCTGGGCCCATTGGTGGAGGTGTTAATTTAAGTAATCGCGGTGTTATCATACGCAAACCAGCTAATCCATTAATCACAATACAAAATCAAATTAATCAACAAATACAACAACGAATACCAGCTGATATTCATTTTGAACAATTACAAAGAGATGGTTTTACTCCTCGAACATCATCAACAAAAAATATAACGCCAGTTGGTGGTGCATTACTCGGTGCAGCAGTTGGCACTGCCATTGGTGGAATCACAAAACAAAAAGAGGGACTACTTCCTGGTGCATTACTTGGAGCTGGTCTTGGTTCTATTGCAACTCAATTACAAGATAGAGATTTAGATAAATTAAATAGAGATGGTTTTACAAATAGATTAAGTACAACTGGTGGTATATTAACTGGTGGAGTACTGGGTGCCGGTCTTGGTGCTTTAGCAGGTGGTGATGATAAGAAAAATATGATTATTGGTGGTGTCGCTGGTGCAGCGTTCGGTGGAATTGTTGCAAGTATAGCAGAACAAAATGCCCTCAATCAACAAGTAGATACAGATGGTTTTTTGAAAAATGGAGTATCTGATTTTCTTGGAAAGAATGGAGTACTTGGAACTGGAATTGAACCTGGTCGCGATCCAAGAGAAAATGAATTAAATTCAAAAGGATTTGTTGGTAAATCAGATCGTCCAGCAAGAGAAATTAAGAGTCCATCTTGGCCAGAAAGTTTTGAAAAGAAGACTTCTACTTTGGGGTATGAGGTTGGATTAGGAACTAAAGCAAGAGATTTAATAAAAAAAGATTATGCAAGACCAGTAGATTATGAAGTAGTAATACATTCTCCTCTCAATGGATTAGATAGAGAAGTTTCATTTAATGCGGCTGCGGCTGTTATACCAAGTGAAAATATTGCAACATTTGAACATAGTCATTATGGTCCTATAAGAAAATATCCATATCGTCAACAATATCAAGATATGTCAATTACATTTTATTGTAGTAGTGATATGAGAGAATTAAACTTCTTCCGGGAGTGGGCAAATAAAGTTATTAGTCGAGATAATTATCATATGAATTATACTAAAGATTATGAGGGAACACTTAATATATATCAATTTAATAGACAAGGAGATGTAACATTACATCAAGAAGTTCTTCATGTGTATCCAATTACTATTGGAGAACTTTCACTTGATTATTCAAGTAATGATACAATTCATAAATTACCAATAACATTTGCTTGGTTCACGGTAATAGATAAATTATCCAATTCAGAAAAAAGTGGATTGCAACAAGCAATAGATAGTCCGGGCGCGAGCATGAATTTTTCGTCTCGATAATAATAATCATAACCATGAGGTGAATGAAAATGGCATTACCTACAATAAGTATTCCACATTATTTTTTAAAATTACCGTCAACGGAAGAAGAAATTAAATATCGACCATTTCTGGTAAAAGAAGAAAAACTTTTACTTATTGCAATGGAAAGTGAAGATGAAAAACAAATGGTAGAAGCAGTAAAACGAATAATAAAAGAGTGTACGTTTGATGTCGTTGATGTAGAAAATTTGGCAATGTTTGATTTGGAATATATTTTTTTACAACTAAGGGCAAAATCTAAAGGAGAAGAATTAAAATTAAATTTCAAATGTCCTAAATGTGAAAAAGAAAATGAGATATTAGTTGATATAGCTGAAGTGAAAGTTCATAAAACACCAGAACATACAAATGATGTAAAAATTCAAGATGATATTGGAATTAAAATGAAATATCCCTCTATTCAGCTTGCTGGTAAGTATAGTGGGCAAAAAACAACATCAAAACAACTTTTTGAAATGTTAAACGATTCAGTAGATTATATCTATGATAAAGAAACTACATATAAAACTAGTGATTACACAAAAACTGAATTAACTGCATTTATTGATAATTTACCTGATGAAGTCTTTACTAAAATACAAGAATTTTTTATTACAATGCCTAAATTGAAAGAAGAAAAACAATATAAATGTAATGAATGTGAATATACTGAAGATATTGTTTTGGAGGGCCTACAAAATTTTTTAGGATAAGCCTACATGATGCAAGTTTGCAAAATTTATTGATGAGTAATTTTTCAATGATGCAACATCATAAATATTCTCTTACTGAAATTGAAAATATGATACCATGGGAAAGAGAAATTTATACCAATCTTCTTATCGAATATGTTAAAGAAGAAAATAGACGTATGCAAGAACAACAACAAAGAGGATAACCAATCATGGCCGAGAATGACGATAAAAAATTAAACGATCTTCTTAAAAAAGTATCTCAAAAACATGAGCTCGCAACAGATCAAATTAAAAAATCATTTGATAATATTGCAAAAGAGGCTAAAGATACTTTTGGGGAATTTTCCAAGGCCGGAGGGTTTGTTCGCGACGAAGCTAAAAAACTTGCCGAATCAACTAAAACTCTATCACGAAAAGATATAAAAGATAGAAAAAAACAATTAGACCAACTTAAAAAAGATGTAGCAGAACAAAATAAACTACAAGGTGATGAACGAAAAGCAGTAATGAAATCTATTGATGCAGCCCAAGATGCACTTAAAACACAAATGGGTGGTATCAAAGGAAATATGGGTAGACTAGGAAAAACCATTAGTTCTCAAATGACTGATGTAACATCCGTAGTAAGTGGTTGGGTTGCTGATAGTCCAATGTTAAGTATGGGTGTAAAATTTGTTGCCGATCATATTAAAGAAAAAATGGAAAAACGTACTGAACGTAAAGCAGCTGAAAATAAACGAGCAAGAGATTTAGCACATCAATCAGTACTTGAAAAGGCAGAAGTAGAAAAAGAGAAAAAACAAGAACAAATTCAACAAACACAAATAGAACAAAATAATTATCTTAGTGATATTAAAGATATTTTAATGGTATCTTTAGATGCAGAACAACAAGCACGAATTGACCAACTGGAAATAGATAGAGAAGCAGCACGAGCAGCAAAAAAGGCAGCTAGTGCAGATATTGGTGGAATAAGTAAAGCAACTTTAGATGATGGTAAAGAAGGTGGCCTCATGGGTGATTTAGGTGAAGCTGCAATGGGTGGTAGTATTGCTGGATTTATTTCTGGTAAAATTATGGAAGGATTAAAAGGTATTAAGTGGGGAAAAATGTTTGGTATTGCCTCATTAATGGCGGGACTTGCATGGGCAATAAAAGATGGTTTTACTGGAATGTTCAAAGCAGAAGATTGGGGTGTAAGTAAATTGTCTGGATTTGTTGGAGGATTTCTTGGTGGTGCAGATAGTGGAGTAATGGGTGCATTTAAAAATGCAGGCAAATGGGCCATGATTGGTGCTGGTATTGGTTCGGTTGTTCCAGTTATAGGAACAGTTATTGGGGGTGTTGCTGGTGCATTGATTGGTGCTATTCTAGGTTGGTTTGGTGGAGAAAAGATTGCTAAAGGACTTGACGTTATTGGAAGTTGGTTTAAAGACGTATGGCAAAAAACAGTAGAACTTTGGAATGAATTTTTAGCAGATCCGGGAACTTTTATTAAAGAAAAATTAGTTGAACCAATTACTAAATGGTTCAGAGAAACATTTACATGGATAAAAGAAACATGGAGTGAATTTGATAAAAATCCAGTAGAATTTATTAAAGTCAATCTCATTCAACCCATGAAACAATGGTTTACAGATAAATTTTCTTGGGTTTCTGACAAATGGGATACTTTCATGGAAACACCTATTGGTCAATGGTTCAATAAGAATTTAATTATTCCTATTAAAACCTGGTTTGGTAAAATGTTCACATTTGTTTCTGAGACATGGGATACTTTCATGGAATCAGATATTGGTCAATGGTTCAAAACTAATTTATTTACCCCAGTTAATGAATTTATCAGTAAAATATTCAAATTTGGTAATTCAGAAGAAGGCCTAACCAAATTTTTAGAAGGCAATCCTATCATAAAACCAATAATGGATTTCTTTGGGAAAGCTATCGACTTTATAAAGGGAATATTTGATATTGATTTTGGAAAAATGATAAAACAGATGGCATCAAAGAATAAAATTGCTGCTAAATTTTTCGAGTTTACAGGTTTGCTTGGAGGTAGTGGAGAATCTAAATCTGCGGGTGGAGGAGGTACTGGTAGTACATCTGGAGGAGGTACTGGTAGTACATCATCTGTTCAAAAACAAAATATGGGTAATGTAAATAAAGATCCGGGAGTCATTGAAACAACAAAGTCGCTGTGGAATTGGCTTACTGGACCGAAAGCAGATATAAGTGAAGATAAAGGTAAAACAGTACATACTAAAGTTGATGTTTCAGATGCAGATATGACAAATGTTAATTGGAACAAATTAGGTGGAAAAAGTGCAGTTGAAAATACTATTCTTGCAATTTGGAACGCAGCTGGAGTTCCAAAAGAGAAAAGACCAACATTTACTAGTGGGTATCGTGGGCCGGATCATGCCTTATCAAAAAAGAATCCAAGATCACAGCATATAGCTGGTGAGGCCTTTGATTTAAGAACCAATGACTTAGAACAACCATATAGAAGTCGAGTTATAGACGGATTATCTAATGCTTTCGGTACAAACAATAATTATTGGTCGCAATGGGAAACAAAAGGTGTTAATGCAAAAAATAGAACCGGAGAACATTTTCACATTCAATTAAATAGAGGCCTCAAAGCAGCAGCTCGTGGTGCATTATTAGTTGGTGAGGCTGGTGGTGAAGCAATTCTACCATTAGACAATCCAAGAGGTATTGAATTTGTTGCAAAGAGTTTAATGGCACCAGCACTCAGTCAAGCATTGGTTCGAGATTTAGAAGGAACTTCTCGACAAAACAAAATGATGTCTATGCAAAGTGGAGGATCACCAACAATTATTAATAATAATACAACCAATTCTAATGATAGTGGTGGCGGTGGAATACCAATAATACCTTCGACACTTAATACTAGAAATAATGAAAACTTAATGTCTGACGCACTTAGATAAAAAAACCCCGCAGAGAAAAACTCTACGGGGTTCCTTATACTTCATTACTCTTTACTTAAATGCTCTAAACAATCCTTTCAGACTATTCTGAACAAATGCAACGATACCAAGTACCGATGCGTCTGCAACTGCCACATCCAATTTCATCCCTTTAGTGTGCATCATAAAACCAGCAACACCACCGAGTAAAATTGTTGGACCTACTTTAGTCCAGTCCCATTTCTGACCTGGTTTACGAAACCAACCAGACAGAGTGTAAAGAACACCTGCAACAACACCATGAACAATACCCATGATGTCGTATCCCATCATTTCCATACGTTTTTTCTCCTTTAATTAGTTAAGCATCTTCACTTGCCAACTGTTTAAAATAATCCAACTTATCATCATCTTCAGATGAGACAGATGGATATTCTGTTTCGTCAGCCACGTCATCTTCAACCGTCGAAGTAGTATCACGGTGAGTTGATCCCACTACTCTCAAAAATTTCGCTTCTAATTCATCATACGTCTTGAAATTTTCTGGTTTTAGAAATTGTTGCAATGAATGACACTTGCCCCAAATCTCAGAGATAGCATCATCATTCTCTGCTATCGGCTTTGGTGTCTTGTCAAATTCTGATTTATCATAATTGACATAACCTTCAACCATACGAACCTTCAACTTAAAATTAACACCCTCATAAAAATCGAATGGATTAATCTTTGGTTCGTCTTGAAATTCAGGATTAAGACAATCGTTAACTTTCTCAAAAATCTTCTTACCATATCGAAACAAAAAGACTTTCCCATTATTTTGTGGATTAGTGGGATCCTCAATAACTAAAATGTTTGAATAGTAATTCAATTTTCGTTTACGTTGTCTTGCTATATCTTTATCTGCTTCTACTCCAGAGTTCCACAATGAAGTATTATGTTCAGAAACAGGATCTTTCTGTCCAATACTGGTCAAAGAGTTTTCAATGTACCAACCACCCGGTCCTTGAAAACCATGATGCCATAGTCTAACCCATGGAGCAGTTTCTTCCTCTGGTGCATCCAAGAAACGAATTACTGCATATCCGTTCCCGGCCTTATCTCTTTCAATCTTCCAAAGACGGTCATCTTCATAAGATTTTTGATTACTATTCAACTTGTCCAGCTTCGCTGTCAAGTCATTCATACTCTGCTTGCGACGTTTCTTGTAATCACTCATACTCGGCATATTAATTTCTCCTTAATATTGTGCGACATATTTCTTGATATTGCGCTGTATTGATTTTTAAAAATGGACGATACTTAAAACACTTTGTTTTAAATGTCGGCCAGTAGTAATCACCACATTCATTATCAACTTTCGGAATGAAATTTAACATCTCATTCAGAATAATAAAACTTTCGATACTAATTTTATGTTGTAATGTGTATAGTGCTATCCTTGGTAACTCACCTCCCTTCACTTCAAATAATTTATTAAAGTCATGCTTAACAAGAAAGTTTAAATCATTACTAAAGTAATGTTTCATCCCTTCTATTCGTTTTTTCCAATCAGTAAATAACTCATCATCAAATGAGGTAACATGAATATTGTCATCCAAAAAATTAGAAATTACCAACCCAATAAAGTCACCAGGCGTCTTATAGAACCTCTGGAATTTTCTAAATAAATCAATTTCTTTACTATTTATATTCCTTGAATATCGTTTTACGTTACATTTAAAGAAATCGAAATCCTGGTTAGAAAAATGTTGTTTGAGTGCAATATAATATCCATAATATTCATTTATCGTCAT